TAAAGATCAGCATATTTTACCATCATTGTTTAATTACTGGTTTAAAAATACAACAAATGTATTATCGTCGCAAGAAGGTACAGGTCAAACTGAAGGGGTTCAAACATCAAGCGGTAGCGCATCAGAAGAAGTTGGATGTGAAAATCAAGCATCCTGTATGGATGATTTAACTTCGTATAATCAATCTGTTGCAAAAGAATCGTTTACAACATTAACAACGCCATTTGACAATCATAAAGAAGATTTAAGTATATTAGCTCTTGGCACATTAGGTATCATTGGTACAATGATAGCATTTAATACATGCTCTAAATGTAAATAATTTATCTAATGTAAATAATTTATCTAATATATATAGTATATGAATGTATATATTAGAATAAAACCTCCCGACTCCTTTTCACAAAAAACAACATTTGTTGATAAAAATGAGAAATCAATGACACTAGTTCAAAAAAAATATGATGTTAAAAATACACCAATGTTACATAAAAATGATTTTAAATTTTCAAAAGTCTTTGATATTGATTATATGAATGAAGATATATATAAACATTTTGGAGAAGAAATGATATTAAATTTTTTAAGTGGGTCAAATAGTACTTTTTACTTGTATGGACAAACAGGTTCTGGCAAAACACATACATTACTAGGATATGATAAAGAACCTGGAATTTTACAATGTATATTAGATAAATTAACAAAACATATAACAAAACGCTTATCTAATTCGTGTTTAAAAATTAACTGTTATCAGTTATATTATAATAAATTATATGATATATTTTCAAACAATAAACAAGTAACAGGATATGAAAATGGCAAGGATGATTATATAATACCAGAATTAGAAGAAAAAAGTATTAATTCTGATAACTATAATACTATAGTTGATGAAATAAAAAATAATAGACATGTTAGTGTATCTAGCGAAAATGATACATCAAGTAGAAGTCATTTAATAATAGAAATACGATTTGGAAATAATGTTTTTAGACTGATTGATTTAGCTGGTAGTGAAAAAATGAAAAATGTTAAAAATATGAATATACAAGAGAATGGTGATATAAATAAAAGTATTTTGGCATGGAAGGAATGTATTCGTGCATTAAGAAGAAAATCAAAATATGTTCCATATAGAGGTCATTTATTAACGCGTGTTTTAAAAAATAGTTTTGTGAATAACGCATCAACATGCGTATTAGGTACAATAAGTTGTGAAAATAGAAATTCAGGAGATTCATTAAATACATTAAAATATATGCAAGATATAACACAATTAGCAATAAACAAGTATGATAACAAAAGATTAAATTATCGCGCATCCCAATTTAATAAAAGTGTTAACTTTACAAATATTATAGATTATAAACGGAAATTAGATAGAGTTAAAGAACAGAGAAATGAAATAATAAATAATATGATAACTCGTATGACATCAAGTGAAAGTAAATCAGCATTAGTAGATGTATTAAATAAAGAAATACATATTTTAGAAGATATGAGAAACAAAATGATATAAAATAAAAATCATTTTCTCCATAAAGTATATTATGGCAAAAGATATAGCATGGATGAATCGTGAAGGTGATGAAGATTTACAAAATAATTTAGAACTAGATCAAGAAAAAATAAAATTAGAAATAAAAAAAAAGATTAAAGACTTTAAAAAGAATAAAATATCAAGTCAATCAAATACGAATGACACAATAGAAAATATGTTAGCATATTTATCACAATTACAATCAACCGAGCAAGAATTGTATGAAATATTAAAAGATGATAATGATAGTACAAATAAAAAGGAAATAATTAGTAAAATAAATGATCTTTCTAGTAAACGTGATAAATTATATATAGATATGAAACAAATGTCCAAAGATGTAAATAATCAAAATAAAACCACAAGTAACGATTATAGTAATCAATTACAGATAATTTCAATAGCAGAAAAAGAATTAAATCGCGAAAAAGATAGATTAAAAATATTAAATGCAGAAAAATATAATAAATTAAGAATGGTTGAAATTAATACATATTATAGTAAAAAATATGAAGCTTTAGCATATGTTACAGTTTTAGCAATTGTAATATTTGTAATAGTAATTATTATAAATTTATTAACAAGTAAAGGAATAATACCAGAAGGGACAACAAATGTATTAAATCCTATATTAATTGGTATTGGTATATTTATATTATTTTTGGCATATTGGGATATTATTAAAAGAAATAATTTTTACTTTGACGAGTATACATATTCAAAAGAAGAAGGATCTAATAGTGATGGCGGAGAATTTGAGATATGGCCAAAACCAGATATCGGTACGTGTGTAGGCGAATATTGTTGTGCCGATGGAACTGAATACGATGCATCAACAGATACATGTAAAGTACCAAGTGCTATAAGTAATGCATCCACCGATGATGATAAAGTAAAAGATGGGTTTAAAGTTATAACACCGTATAGATCAAATAATAATTATGAATCACTATAAATATTTTAATTGTATTTTTAGGTAAAAAATAATAGCATTATATAGTAGTTAATTATGGTTGTTAAAAATTATACAAATGAATTTGATCCTAATTATTATATGAATAAATATCCAGATGTTAAAAAAGCATATGGTACAAATTCGTGTGATTTATTTACTCATTTTGAAAACTATGGAATTAAAGAAGGACGATTTTTAAATTATGAAGTAGAAAAACAAAATGAATTAGAAAATCCTACATTTAGTCAAAATTATATACAATTTGGTGATTTTAGATTATCAAATAATGTATCTGGTCGTACTAAAATATCACAAACAAAAACAAAGAACGTGGATAATTGTATCCAAGAATGTAATGATTTAGATGATTGTGCTGGATTTACTAGAAATAAAAAAGACAATAAATGTCATTTTTATTCGGGTAGCGTTTATCCAGATAGTACATTGGAGTATAACACAAAACGCACAACATATATACGAGAAAAAATAAATAATACAGTATGTGATGCAGAATGTCAAAAAGAAAAAAAATTAAAAACATTAGAAGAAAAGTATCAAAGATCACTTTATAGTTATAAAAATGCGCCGGATAAATTAAAAAATGCAAAGAAGAATTATATAGTTTATAAAGAAGGCGATGTATATTATCAAGAATTATATGAAAAAGAATTAACAAAAAAAATAGACGGTACTGTTCAAAAATTATTTCAAGAAAATAAAACAAAAGTAAACAATATGACTAAATCAATAAATGATTTTAAACAAAAATATTCACTGTATAAAAATCATTTAAATAATTATTTAGGTGACATAGATAAGAATAATAAAGTTTTTGAAAAAAAGTTATATGATTCTACAAATGAAAAAGAATTAGATGCGCGCAAAAGTTATTATGAAAATAAAGAAACAGAGCATATTAGGTGGTATTCAAAATTTTTCACAGTAATTTATTATATGTTTTTTATAATATACTTGGCATTGTTTATAATGAATGGTTCATTTACAAAACCTATTAATATATTATTAATAGCAGTATTGTTATGTTTACCGTATATATGGTATTATATTTTTGTAAAGTATTTGATAATAATATTTAATTTTTTTTACAGTAAACTACCAAAAGATGTATATTTTGATATTTAATATTATATGAATAATAAATATAATATTAATGTATGGATGCGCATGTATTAACTTTTGCGACTCATAAAGAAGGTACATTTGACGATATAATAAATAATAAATTTAATATACCAATTAAAGTATTGGGTTATGGACAAAAATGGACTGGATTTAGGATGAAATTTGATTATGTGTATGATTACATACAAGATTTGAACGACAATGAAATAGTATTTTTTATTGATGGGTTTGATAGTTATATTAATGGAGATTTAGATGTTGCTGTAGAGAGATTTAAAAATATGAATGAAACAGTAGTATTTTCATTACAAAACCCGATTAGTGCAATATTTCCTTTAGAACTTAATAAAATTTTAGTGAAGAATGTATTTGGTAGTTGTCATAATGGATTAATTGCAAATAGTGGGTTATATGTAGGATATGTAAAATATTTAAAAATATTTTTAAAAGAGGCTGTTTTACAAAAATGTAACGATGACCAGCGCAATTTAAACACTTTATGTAAAAAATATGATTTCATAAAGGTAGATAGAGATAATAAAATATTTAAAAATATTTCAAATATAACAGAATTGGAAAAATCTAATGCTATTTTTGTACAATTTCCGGGTACACCATCGTTTAACCGTATAACAAGAGGAATATTTGAATATATACAATTTGTGCTTGTATATTTCATTTTATTATTTTTAATTATATTAATTTATATTTTTATGTATGTAAAAAAACCATTTTATTATTACTTGATAACGTTGATAATATATATTTACTTGCTGTTTACTATTGATAAAAGTTGTTTATAAATCACTTATTAATAATAATATGGTACCAGTAATAAAATATCCTAAGAGTACATCAATTGTATAATGTCCTTTTGTAACAACTAATAGTATAGCAATTAGTATTTGAATAAATATAAAAAAATATAATAGACTATCGTCTACTAAATTATATCTATTTATTAAATATACTAAAATAAGACTTAACGATGTATGACCGCTAAATATTTTATCATTACAATGACCCATAATATAATTCAAACAATTATTTTGTAATTTACAAAATTTAGTTTCACAGCTGGGCAATATTGTTACAGATGTAGTTATTGCTCTAAAAAATAATACAATTGAAGTATATTTAAACATACTTATAAAATATTCATATTTTGGTCTTATTAAAAAAGGAATCAGCAATATAAACATAATATAATTTATTAAGTAATGATATTTTGATACATCTTGTATATTATTAATAATAATATCATATAATGGTTTTGTATGAGTATATTTATGTGGTTCTCCATACATTAAATACCGTGTAGAACATATATGTAATAAATATGGAAGTATAAAAACATATAACGGTATATGATTAAAAAAACTATTAATTTTATTTATAATTTGTATGTGTTTGTTCATATAAATTATAAATATATTATATTATTGTAAATTTATTTAATCGCTATCTGAATCAGAATCATCATCTCCTTCTTCATAAATAATTTCTACGTTTTTCCAATATTTATGTACATCAAATTTGCCAAATTTTTGATCCATCGCTTCAAATAATTTGGACATTTTTGGTGGACGTTTTCCAAAATTAACTCTAAACCATTGTCCATACTCTTCGGTTAATGCTCCCTTTTGTATTTTTTTACCCTCGCATGGTTTGGTCTTCTCTGTAATAAATTTAATAATAACATCTTGTCCAGAACGATATTCTTTACTAGAAGCTAACACTTTATCACAATCATTCACAATACCGTTGGTTTTAAATACAATATCTACCAACATAGACATAAATGTCTCATTCCAATTATTGATTTTAGTCTCAAGTGTCATATCCTTTTTAAACTGATATGGATGTATAGGATCATTATCAACAGGTTTGTCTACAAATCGTGATTCAAATGGTATTTTACGAATACGACGCCATGTACCTTCATCTGTTGCTGTAATTTCGGGTAGATTATTGGTTGCTAAAATTACTTTACATTGAGGAACAAAGGTAATGCTATCTTTCCACAATGCACGAGCTTGAATCGGATCACCACCCGTCAACTCTTTAATAACACCTTCATTGAATTTGTCATTTTCACTAGATTCATTTGTACCAGTAAGTCTAACACCTTGTAATTTCGCAATTTCAGAAGTAGCTTGACCTACACTAGTTCTTTTTTGGGTGATATATGATAGTGGTAATAATTCATAATATTCCCCTAAAATATTTTTCATTATTTTCAACAATAATGATTTACCATTAGAACCAATACCCATAAATATATTAAATGTTTGATTATAGTTAATACCAATTAAACATGACGCAAGTAACTCCCAAATATATTTACATAATTGTTCATCGGGGAATAGTTGTTTCATAAAAACAGTAATTTCATCTACCTGTTTTGATTTTTTAGGACATTTTTTAATGTCTTCTAGTGGAATATAATTTATTTTGGTACTTTTACTAACATAGTCGTGTGGATAACCATTTCGGAAAATCTTTTCTTTAAAATCAACAATACCATTTTCAAATCCAAGTAAATATTCATTTGCATCAATATTCTCAATAAATTTATTATCGTAAAATAAAATACGTGCTTCTTTCATAACTTTATCTTTTTTACCATTATCTTTTAATTTTGTACATACCTGAGACATAATATTTACACGTTTTTCGGTTTCATTCCAATAATCATCTTCTTGATCATAAACATTAAATTGACCAGTAGATGATAATATCTTGTCTTGATAAACGTCATGCATATCGGTGGATATTAAATATTTTAATTTAACACCACACTCCATGGGTATCCATCTATGTTTTTCATATTGAAACCACATATCGCTTTTATACGCAACACACACGAACTGATTTCCAAACATTTGTTTAAGAACTTTTGCAAAATCAAAATCAGTTTGGTTTTCTGTTATTGTTTTTTCAACATAATAATTTACAGAGGTTTTGCAAATTTTATTATATTCATTTTCAACATTTTCTTCCTTTTCTTTATTATCCCAATAATGCTTTGCCCAATATTCAATGGAACGACTAGATAAACAATGACTTCCTTGATCAAATCGTTGCCACTCATCATGTCTTTGAGAAATATCTGAATAATTAAATTTACTTGATTTTGAACTGAATTTCATCCATGTTAAAAATAAACGATCGTCTGTATTCTTTAAAGCCCATCCAACTTTAATCCACTCATCATATCTATGATTATAATAATCGGGTAAAATCATAGTATATTGATGAATTTCTTTCAGATGATAATCTGTAGAACGTAAATTATCTTCATGAAATAAATTTTCTAATTCAGTGTTAAGTTGTTTTTCATTACGAATATTTAAATTAACGCTTGAGTTATATGTATAGCGTTTTATTCCTTTCATTGAATGTTTCTTCTTCTCATTATTTTTTTCTTCAACTATGGTATTTGAATACTCGGTTAGTTTAAATTCAATATTATTTTCATTTCTTGCAGATATTAATTTTAATTTTTCATAATTATTTATAAAACCATCTACTTGTTGTTCATAGCACGAAATAGTACTATCAGAGCTGTCGTATTGTATTTTATAGTTATAAGTTAACACATAAGCATCGTTCTCTGGTTTTCTAGAACCATACAATTGCCACGGAGTACTTCCTCTTGAAATGGAAATATCAAATACATCTTCCCATGTATTTGTTATAGGTAAATTAAGATATTCATCAATTTGACTTATTATCTTTTCTCTTAAAATAAGCTGCAATGTATGTGATAATTTTAACCCTATTAAAATATGTATTCCATCTTTTGTATCAGCATGATCTTTTTGTATATTTACGTTGGGTTTTTCAAAAATATATACAGGAATATCTAAACTTTCATCCAATACTAACAATTCTTTTAAATTATCAAAATATAGATCTAATATTACAGCGATATCTTCTTCTGTGTGCTGCCTAGTTGTAATATTTGGCGCATATTTAAGATCTATATCAATTAATATTGGTGATTTATCATTAGATAATTGTCTTTCAACAAGAAACTCCTTATTACCTTTTACAAAAACATCATCGTAATATAGTCTATAAAATTCATCAATATCGTTATCTGAAATATAATAAGAACCACCTTTAATACTAGTATGTGTTGATATAATAGTATCTTTATTGGCTTTGGATATTACATGACTTTTTAGAAAGTCAGACAATCCACCTTTTTTAATAGATATTCGTTTCATTATTGTATAATATATAGTATAGATATTACTAAATCAATTTTTGCGCTATATAAGTAATATATTACTTATATATTATCTTACCACAATACGTAATATAAAAATTAATTAGTAAAATAATTTTGTTACGATAAACTTAATAAAATTATTTATAGACTCGCATATTTATATGTTAATGTATTTATATATAATGTTCTATATATTGGTAATAGTAAAAATGAATTATGAAAGTAAGTATATGTGCTAAATTATTTAAATAAATATATACAATTAATATTAAATGGAAAATGTATTTATATCAAAAGAAACTATGAAACGAATATTATCAGACGTCAAAGAGATTTATAAAAATCCACTAGAGGATCATGGTATATATTATAAACACGATGAAGATAATTTATTGAATGGATATATAATGATTATTGGACCATCTGATACTCCTTATCAATATGGTTACTATTTCTTTTTTATTAAGTTTCCTGAAAATTATCCATATAGTCCACCCGTTATAGAATTTCAAAGAAATCCGTATAATATTCGTTTTCATCCTAATTTTTATAGAAATGGTAAAGTATGTTTATCTTTATTAAATACATGGAGAGGAGAGCAATGGACGAGTTGTCAAACATTATCTAGTGTTTTGTTAACTATATGTAGTGTAATGACATCGGATCCTTTGTTAAATGAACCAGGTATTACTTTAAAACATAAAGATAATATACCATTTAATAAAATAATTACTTATCAAAATATAAATTTTAGTATAATAGATATGATAGCAAATGAAAATATTCACAGTAAATTTAAAATATTTAATGACAATATAATAGAAAATTATAAAAAGAATAAAGATGATATAAATAAAATAATAGCAGATTTATCCAGTAAACATAGTGATGAAGTTGTATTATATACAGGAATATATAGTATGACTAATAAGATTTGTTATAATACATTATTAAAAAAATATGAAAGCATTAAGAAAAAGTATTAACTGAAAAATTGAAATAAAAAAAATTTAATAATAATATTAAATAAGAATGAGGTTTTGCGATAACTGTGAAAACATGTATTATATACAAATTCGTTCAGAAGATTCGGACGAATTAATGTATTATTGCCGAAAATGTGGAGATATATCAGAAATGACGGTAGATGAAACATTGTCTATTACTTCATCTGAATTAAATAAAGATAAAAGTAATTTTGATGATATAATTAATAAATATACGAAATATGATCCAACGTTACCCAAAGTTAATTATATTAAATGTCCAAACACAGAGTGCAGTTCATATAAAGACGAATCATCAGAAGGTGTAAAAAATGATATTCTTTATATAAGATATGACGAGAATAAGATGAAATATATTTATATGTGTACAGTATGTGACATGGCATGGAAAAGTGATATATCATCTAATTAATTAAATTTTATTATAAAATTGAATTATTATATAAAGTATAAGTATATAAATATATAATATGGATAGTCCTGTAGATTATTTATCAGATGCTGACGAAAGTTTGAACGATGAAGAATATGAAAGTGGCTTAGAAGATGTTACAAATAAACTCACAGCAAAAAAGGAAAAACCATTAAAACTTTCAGTAAAAGATGAAGGCGACGAAGATGACGACGATGACGATGACGAGGACGATATTGATGAGGATGATATTGTACCAGACGATGATGATATTGTACCAGACGAGGAGGATGAAGTAGACGATGAAAGTAGTCCTATCAAATTACAAACATCAATGGCATCAGATGTTAATATTGATATAAATTTATCAGACGATGATAGCGATTATGATGATAGTTATTATGAGAAATTTGATAATGAATTAAAACAAGATTATATATTAAAGTATCATTCAAATTTATTGCAAAATAATTATGATGAAATAGAAACGTTAACCAAAATAACAGGTCTAACAAAGGATGGATTAAATGATGCTATACATAAAACTATTCCCATTTTAACAAAATACGAAAAAGCCCGTGTATTAGGATTACGTGCTAAACAACTAGAAAATGGAAGTCTTCCACTAATTGAATTAGATAAATCAATCATAGATCCTTATTTAATTGCTGTAAAAGAATTAGAACAAAAACAAATACCTTATATTATAAAAAGACCATTACCTAATGGTGCATCAGAATATTGGAAACTTAAAGATCTTGAGTTATTGTTAGAATAATATAATATAAATTATATATATCCTATATGGGCGTTAAATATTATTGTATTTTTTTTATTACTATATTTATTTTTAATTTTACAAGAAAAAAATATAACTATAGTATATAATGGGTAAATATAGTTTGAAAAAACGTTCCAGAAAAAATATGAAACGTTCCAGAAAAAATGTCAAACGTTCCAGAAAAAATGTCAAACGTTCCAGAAAAAATGTCAAACGTTCCAGACAAAATAAAAAAGGTGGCATGTGATCCGCATCTAAAGCAGTAGTTAATACATTTCGTGGGGACGCTACCGGTGGCTGAGGCAATGCTTAATAAACATAATCTTATATAATTTTATATATTTTACTATTAGGAATGACGTAATAATTAATTTAAAATAATTAGTTATAGCTGATATTAATAGAATTAAATATATAGTAAAAATTATATATATATTTTTATATATATAATTTATAAATCTGATGAAAAGTCATACCACTCTAATAATATAAATTTAACATTTCCATCTGGTTCCACACATAATACATGATACAAATGTTGTCATAGGTTCATCCGCAGATCGGGTTTGCATTTGATAATAACTACATTTATTTGATTTACATTGTCTACATGTAAATGTATCAGTACATGCTTCCATATTGTTCTCAAACTTATATTTATCTCTTTTAATTTTTGCGTCAATAAATTTATCCCATTTTTCTGGTTTCATTTCTTGATGCGTTAAAAATGCAAACTCCTCAGGAACAATTTCATCATTTAACAACTTAGTTAACACATTATTATTTTTTAAATTTAAATAAATAGTTCTTAGTCTATCTATATATAATTGAACAAAATATTTATTTTCCCATTTTCTAATGATTTTTTTTTGAGTTGCTTCTTTTAAACAATAATTATATATCCCTATTTCCAAATTAGTTGATTTTTTATTGGATTTTAAAGATTTTTTTAGTTCATTTCTAATATTAACTCTGAATGTGTCTGGGTTAGAAATATTATACATTGTGTACTATAATATTAGTAAAATTTTTAAATCAATTTTTTGATTTATTAATCATCATCGCTATAGAGCATATATTCCTCATCTGATAATTCAGAATCAATATCAATAGTAGAACTTTCACTTAATTCATCGTCAACATCATCACTGTCATCAAGATTTATAGTAGGATGTTCTACAGTAATTTCGTATGACGCGTCACTATCATCTTCATCGTCTACTATAAATCCATCTTTTAAATAACCTTCTTTTGTTTTCATTTCTTCTGGTACATTTTCTAGTTCGTCTTCTTCAAGATCATCTTGCTCTTCCGATTTACCTAAATCAATGAATCCGCCAAACAAACGTGTGTATATTTTTTTCCACACATCTACATTAAAATCATCGGGACTTGCATATACATCATTAATCTTACATACAATCATCATATTTCCGAAAAATAACGTATTATCAACGGGAGGAGGATAATCATATTTATTTTCATTGTTAGCTCTTCCTGTTACTTTACCATAAATTTCTACTATATATTTTTCTTTATTAAATTTGGTTTTAAATGTATGCTGTAATTCAAAATCTTCTAGTTTTTTAAATCCACATTTCTTCCCTAATAAATCTGTCGTCACTTTACTAAGTTTAATATTTTTTAATGAACAATTTTTTTCTACGATTACACCACTAATAGACATAAGTTAATATAATAAATGGGTTTAAATAGTTTAACCATATGTAATATAATGAAAATCTATATTCTCAATAATTTTAACAATATAAATTTAAATAACTTAAAAAACCTTGAAAAATATATTTCAAAAACTGTAAACGTAAAGGATATTTATTCGGATTCTGGAATATTTAAAATAGAAAATAATAATAATTTAAATCAAATAATGATTCATGATGGTGATATATATAAATTTGAAAATTATATAAATAATTTGTCTATTATTTTAGACAAATCTATTGTTAAGAAAATAGAAAAAAATCCATCACATATATCAAATAATCATGACAGTGTAGATTATGTTCAATATTATTATAGTTTCCAACAAAAATCACCATTATATTTAGTAATAGAGTTATTTAAAGATAAACAATTAAAAGATTTCTATTTTCGGTTTGAAGATACATATGCCGCATATAGTGACGCTGACATACATAATCCATTTATTAAAGAAGATATGCAACGGTTTTTAGAATATTTTTAAATTCGTTTTTATTTAGTGTAATAAATATAACAAACATGTATGGGTACTGGATATATGCTATATATTCTTGTTATATCATTTATGATTATATATTTTATACATAACATTTTTAATTTTTTGCAAACTAATTTAACAAATCCATTGTATAAAGATATGACAAATTATCAACAAAAACATTATAATGAAATGTATAAGGTTATAGGAGAGAAAGTAAACAATAAGCCTGTTCCGCCAGCTAGTAAAAAAGATATGAAAAACGAACTAAAAGATTTTTTAAAAGAACAAATGAAATCTGAACAAAATTATAATTCAATACAAAATGCACCGTTGCCGTTTGGATAACTTTATATATTTACCCAAACCATATAAAGTTATATATATAAATATTATTAATGGATAGTACACGCGAGTATAAAGAAGTAATTGATCGTTTTCCTGCTTTAGAGCTTTCATATGATTATGTTGATCATACGAAAGCTTCCAAATTTGATTATTATATGGCTATACCATATGGTAAAAAATATTTTATGTATATGACTTATCATAATAAGTCTCGTTGTTGTTTTTTAATTTCTATGGATAGAGAAAATAATATTCAAAATATTGAAAAGATTTTAACAATTAATAATGATGATTTACACTATGGAACAATTTTATATGGTACAATGATAAATAATGATGGACATAAATATTATGTCGTACAAGATATTTATATGTATAAAGGAGAAATTACGAATACATTTAAAAATTATAAAAAAATGAATGTTTTAGAAAGTTTGTTTAAAAATGATATTCAGCAACATATTTACTTGCAAAGCCAAGTTATCATTTCATTACCTGTAATGGATTATAGTTATTCAAATATTATAGAACAAAGTAAAAAATTAATTTATGATGTTTACGATATTCAATGTTGGAATAAACAATATCATAAACCTGCATTTATTTCTTACCGCGAACGCAAGGGACAAAATACGAATGAACAAAGTAATTTGAGAGCAACATTTAATATCATGGCAGATGTTCAAAATGATATTTATAACTTGTATTGTTATAATGAAGGTAACTTTAATCATTATTATGAGGTTGCGTATATTCCTAGTTATAAAACAAGCGTGTTTATGAATTCATTATTTAGAAACATTAAAGAAAATAGGAATTTAGACTTTTTAGAAGAAAGTGACGACGAGGATGAATTTGAAGACGTTCGTTTGGATAAATATGTGGATTTAGATTTACAATTAAAAGTGGATTGTGTATATAATGCAAAATTTAAACAGTGGGTTCCTGTAAAATTATCAAATAATAATAAATTAAGTTCTTTGAGTGATATTAAAAATATGTTTCATGGAAATAAATACGATAAAAATACTGAGCGTATAAGATTTAGAAAATTTAAAAAAAAATATTAAGTTAATATATATAATGCCAACTAGAAAATATGCACCAAAACGTAAATTAAGAAGAACAAAAGGACGTAGAACTAAAAGAAGATACGGAAGAAAAAGAGGAGGACATATCTTATCTGGCATATTTGGTAGTAACCCGGAAGAAAGTAACCCGGAAGAATCAGCGTGTGTAGAAAAATGTAAAGCAGATGAACCCGACCGTAAAAATGCAGTAGGACAAGTACCCACAGCAGTACGTCAATTGGGTGGAAGAAGACGCAGAAGAAGAAGAAGATCTTCTAAAAAGAGATCAAGTAAAACATCACGTAAATCAAGAAAAACAAAAAGAAGACAACGCGGAGGATGTATTGGACATGCTTTCCAACCATCTATTGTAAACCCTCCTAACAGTGCTTTAGCTAATCCTGCACCATTTGCGCGTTATACAACTGGACCTTAAATATATTAGATTATTTTTTAAATTTAATATATTTATTTACAAGAAGAGTATTATAGAAAAAGAAAATAAGAACAATCAAACAGTATTATAATGGATTACTTTATGCAACTTCCCAATACATATTACATAAAACATAATGTAAACCATAGAGAATGGTTTATGCAAAAACACGTGTACCAATTAAATATTGTAAATGTACCAAAAATTATAGACTATAACGAGGATACTAAAATAATAATTATGAAAAAAGTAGGAGGGATGAATTTATCAGATAAATATGGAGATAATGCGACGGATATACCAAACGAAATATTTGACCAAGTGATTAAAATAGTTCGTAATTTAGTATTACATAATATAGAATATCCAGATTTAACGGGATATAATTTTGTAGAAGATAGCGACGGAAAAGTATGGATAATTGATTTTGGACACGCTAGTCTAATGACTTCGGGACAAGTTGATAATATTCATATACAAAATATTTGTAATGGTGATAAAAAATGGAACCCAGAATTTAGATAGGTATAAAATTGAAAAGGTATATAATTATAAAATAAAATATACGATGGATACAAACATAGTCTTATCATTAATATTAGTAATATTCTTCATAGTATTAATATCGCTGATAGTATATTGTATAACAAGTAGATGTAATTTTGATGATGAAATTATGATAACAAAAGAAAATAGTATAATAAATGATATATTAACAAGAAATGATTCCCCACGAATAACTGAAATAGTGGAAATATAAATTAAATTTTTATAAAGCAATGACCTGTGAATGGTTCTGGTTTATCTTTTTTTTGTTTTTCTGGATTTGATGGATCATATATTGTTTCATAATTTTTAGATTTAAAATCCGAATTTGTTATAGAATTGATTTTATATTTTTGTTTTATATAAAATCTTTTACGCAAAATAAATTGTTTTTCAAAATTTTCATGACTATCTACAATATCATATATTACTGGCTTTCCACCTTGTGTACGTAAAATACGTCCAACCGATTGTACAACATCTGTTTTTGATGTAGCTAATATTAATGTATTTAATGTTTTAATATCTAACCCTTCTGCGGCCATAGAATAAGTAGCTAACAATAGTTGTTTTGATTCACTATTTTTAAGCTGTTCTTCTTTCATACCACCAATATAATAACCTACTTCACATATGTTACGAAAACTAATAGCTTCATATAAATATTTCAACATAGATTTGTTGTGAGCCAATAAAATGATATGTGCATCTTTATTTTTAACAATATCGCCAATAATTTCTAATATAAATTCATTTCGTGGATTATATTCACATACTTTAGATATCATTTTAACATAACTAGGATTTCCGCGATAATCTAAAATGATTTTATTAAAATCACTATCATTTACAGTATATTCCATTTTATTAACCAAAACATCTATTTCAGACGTGTCGCGTTTTTCACTATGTATGATATCCCCTAAAAACATTTTAAATACACAGCTTAACCCATCCTTACGTTTCATAGTTGCAGATAATCCTAATGTATATCGTGTTACTATTTTATTTAATGCATTTGAAAATACTTCTGCTCCCATATGATGAACTTCATCAATAATGGTTAATCCGAATTTATCAAATATATTTTCATACTCTTTAGTACTAATTGATTGAATCATTCCCATAACAATATCACATCCTTCTACATTACGAATTTTACCCTGAATACGTCCTATTTTTGTGTCAGGTAAAAATTCTTGTATTCGTTCTACCCATTGATTCAATAAAAACTCTTTATGAACAAGAATAATTGTTTTTACATTTAATTGAGCAAGAATATACAAAGCCAATACAGTTTTGCCCATACCAGTATCCATTTCTAAAAGCCCTCCTCCCTTATCTCCTACATGGTTAACATATTTATTTGCAATATTATATTGATAATCCCTCAATGTTCCATTAAACTTCAAATTAATATTTTCATTTTTTAATATTTTATAAGATTTAGGTTCTCCAAATTCAGATATTCCATAAAATCTAGGCAAATAATATTTACTCATGGATTCGCGAAATATAGGAAATGGATCACAAGCTTGTTGAATACATTTAGGGACAAAAGCTTTTACATATAAATCCTTTTTTATTTTTTGAATATCTTCATGTTTCATTTCAGATTTTAACATGGTGTATCCTAATTTACCAATGTAAGATCCATCGTACATAATTTATATAGTCACTATACTTTAAGACTATTTTTCAATTTTATCATGAAAAATTTATATATTAATATTGTATATGGATCCTTCAAAAGAATTAATGTTAAAATCTAATAGACATCAACTTGTATTAACTATATTATTTATTGTCTTTATTTTGTTTGATTTTAAATTACCAGGTAGTTTAGCAAACGCAATTGATAGTCCTATTGGCATGACTATTGTAATAATTATATCACTTGCTTTGTTTTGTGCAACAAATCCTATATTAGGTTTTATTAGTTTTGTGGTAGCATATGAATTAATTAGACGCGCAGGCGTTCAAAGTGGTTCTCAATCTTTGAAACAATACGTCATTACTGAAAGTCAAAAAAATCGTGAAATGGAAAGTTTTAATAATGATATTAATAATAATAAATTATATTCTTCTTTAGAAGAAGAAGTAGTTACAAATATGGTGCCATATATTAATAAAAACACATATGATGGTACAAATGTTAAACCAGTATTAGACAAACAACACGATGCTGCCTCAATTCATTATAAAGGAGTTATATAAAGGAGTTGTATAAATAATATGAATAATTCTAATTTATATTATTTATTTTCTATTTAACCGAAAAGAGACTATCAATAATCCTACAAATATTGTCCCTGATACTAATAATTTTGTAATATTTTGTAATTCATTTTCCTTTTTTAATATTGTTTGAAATCCTTCCACTTGATTATCAGTTGAATCTCCTACTGGTTGACATGAAATATAAATTTCATCGTCCTCTGTTGTTGATGCCGATTTACTACTTGCAAAAAATGTAGTTCCTGGTTTGGTAGTAATATTGCTTGGAGTTACTAATTTAGATAACTGTAAAGCAGTTTTAGGCATCATTGTTGCAAAGCTATTTTTTTTAAATACTATAATACCATAATTACCAGTACATGGTTCAAATGGTAAAGTACCTTCATAAAAATAGAACTCTGATCTTGGTATTAATTTATTTAAATTAAAACCCGATGTAGTTAATACAGCGGTATCACCACTATTTGGTGCTAAACGACTGGTTTGAGAAATTATTTGATTTAGTAATACTGAACCTTCACTATTTTCAGTAGATACTGTTACAGGTATACAAACTAATAATGCAGTTCCATTACCTCCATGTCCTACTACAATTTCTGCAGCAGTTCTTTTACCATCAAATGTATGTAAAGATGGACAATAAATTCGTACTTCACCAACATTTAAGTCAATTCCACTTAGTTTTGCTGGAGTTCTTGTGGATGAATCATAATCAAATTTAAGAAAAGAATCATTTCTTTCTACTTTACAAGTACTATCATTATAATCAAATATATAATAACATTTTTGATTACATGTTCCTGATACACTAGTATCATTAATATCAATCGGAGAATTTGCTTTATCGCACATATTATATTACTATATCTTATTATTTTATTAAATTACTAAATAAATTATAAATAATAAATTAATAATATACATATTTATTAAGAATGCCTGTCACTAGAAAAAAATTAGGAAAATTATTTAATAAGAAAAATATAAGTGTAAGAAATAGAAATAAAAAATATAATATAAAACGTGATAAAAGTAGAAGGAAATATAAAAAAATAAAAGAGCTTCATAAACGATCTTTAAAATTTAAAAGAGGTGGAGGAGGTACTGTTGATTCTTTAAAAATGGGGGGCGAATTAACAGAACAACAACAAGGGATTAGTGGATTATTCTCAGGTGGTAATGGAGATGGAAATATGTATAATGCAACTGGAACTATTATATATAAAATTAATGGTATGGAAAAGAGTGATCCTATTAATGGTAAAATTAAATTGTCAGTAGCTGATGTAGATTTATATGATAAAAATATTGAATTAGAATTTGATGATTCAAAAGCAAAAATAGATAACTCTATCCCTGTTAAAGGTTTTGTAAATGGTACAAAAATAGAGGGTTTAATTAAGGTTACAAATGATATAACCGATATTATATCACTTAATTTAAAAACAGATCCTCATACTGTAGAAAATATATCAGGCACATTATCTGATACAAATGCAAGTAGTGATAGTAGTTCTACAATTAATCAAAATATTAATGGTAATATTACATTACAAGATAGTGAAAAGAAAGATATAGTAGGTAAACTAATTATTAAAACAGATGCTATTACCAGTATTGATAGTATAAAAATAGAAACAGTTGAGTATGATGATTCTACTAAATCTTATCTTATAACTGGTCAAATTAATGGAGAATTTGATGTATCTGGATCTATTAAATGCGACATTAAAGACATTGCAACTATAATCATGAATGTAAATGGAAGTGATGAAACAAGTCCTTCACCTAGTTCCGAGACGTTAATAGACAGTAGTAATGGTCAAAGTCCTGATTCTAGTACTGGTACACTAATAGACAGTAGTAATAGTGAAAGTCCTAAGTCTGATAAGGATGTTGATAGTAAAACATCAGATATTGGTAATATAACAACTAACAT